TTCGAGACGAGACGTTGCACTGTGAGAATATCATCCGGCTTTTCCACACCTATTGCGCGGAAAATCCAAGTCTTTTTGACGACTCGCTCAAGGCTGAAATCTACGAAATCTGCAAGACTATCGTAGAACATGAAGATGCGTTCATTGATTTGGCATTTGCTCTAGGCCCTGTGCATGGCATGACTGCCGATGAAATCAAGCAGTATATCCGCTTCATCGCAGATAGGCGCTTGCTTCAGTTGCGTATGGTGCCGATCTACAAGGTCAAGGACAACCCCCTACCTTGGCTCGATGAGTTGCTGAACGCACCAGAGCATACCAACTTCTTCGAGAACCGCGCCACTGAGTATAGCAAGGCGGCGACCAAGGGGGAGTGGGGCGACGTATTTTGATCCTTGGCATCGACCCAGGTCTAAGCGGGGCTTTGGCCCTGCTTGACCAAAACGGTAAAGTTCTTGCTATCGAGGACATGCCGACTATCGAAGTCGTCGTTAACGGTAAGAAGCGCAGGAGCGTGCCCCCTGCGGCACTTGCGGCTATGATAAAAAACATGGCACCGCAGAAGGCATTCCTTGAAAGTGTTGGCGTTCGACCGGGAGAAGGCGCTGTTGGTGCTTTCTCTTTTGGGCGCAATCTCGGACAGATCGAAGGGGTCTTGGCGGCACTTCAAATTCCTACTACGCTCGTCCAACCTGCAACGTGGAAGCGGCGCATGAACATTCCTGCTGACAAGGGAGGAGCGCGCTTGAAGGCGATGGCGTTGTTCCCTGACAAGGTAGATTTGTTCAAGCGCGTGAAGGATGATGGTAGGGCGGAGAGTGCATTGCTGGCCTATTACGGGTTGAGCAATGCCTAACCGGCAAGAAGACCCCCGCTAAAGACAAAAACATACTACGAAAGAAGCAGTATAATGAACTGGTCTGACCGAATCTCTAACTACACTAAACAAACTGGGTTCCCCAAATCCATATTCCAGTCAGAAGACGGACGGGTTGTAGGGACTTGGATCATGGGGAATGATTACCGGGTTAAGAGCGCATACTACGGGGGATATCCAGCGGGGTATTTGAAGCGCATCAAAGCGCTATTCCCGGAAAAAACTAAGACCCTACACTTGTTTTCTGGGAAAGTAGACTTGTCTATTTTTCCCGGCGACACTGTGGATTTGAATCCCGATCTGCAACCTACGTATGTAGATGATGCTCAACGACTAGAGAACGTTCCGCTAGAGCAATATGATATTATACTCGCTGATCCTCCATATAGCGTCGAGGATTGCGACCACTATAAAACCAGCATGATTAAGCGCAATGTGGTATTGAAAGCGTTAGCTAGGTGCCAATCAGGAACCCACGTTGTATGGCTAGACCAAGTTCTACCGATGTATCGTAAAGACGAATGGGAAGTCGAAGCGGTAATTGGTATGGTAAAATCGACAAACCACCGTTTTCGTGTCATCGTCATCTTTAGGCGGCGATAATGCCTAACTGGCAAGATGGCCTTCTCCCCTACCAGATTGAAGGCGTCAACTTCCTTGTTGCCAAAAAGACCGACAACTCCAATGCCGGTCTTTTTGACGACATGGGGCTTGGCAAAACGGCGCAGGCGATCAGGGCGGCGGATGCCCTTAATCTGCGCCGCATACTAGTCGTTTGCCCTGCCGTGGCGCGGATCAACTGGCAGCGCGAAATGCTGAATTGGCAGATAATTCCACGAACAACTTTCGTGATTAAAAATATCAAGTCTGGCATTCCACTTGAAGCAGATGTGGTTATTGTCAGCTACGATATGCTCGCCAATCCTACTCTACGCGCTAAAATCCTTGATATGGAGTTTGATCTTCTTGTCATTGACGAAGCGCACGCACTTAAGAACCGAACAGCCCTACGCACGAAGGCGGTCTATGGCGAAAGACTTAACGGCCAAGGAGGCATCCTAGAGGCCACCAAACGCACATGGATTCTGACTGGCACTCCACTGCCAAACAACGCTTCAGAAATCTACACGCACTTACGCGCACTAGCCTCCGAGCGGCTACAAACGCCAGATGGGCGTATGACCTATGCTCAATTCGTAAAATACTTTTGCGTTTTGGACATACTGCATTTTGGTATGCGGACAGTTGAGCGTATTAAAGGCAACAAAAATACAGGCGAATTGCGCCAACGTATTGATGGTTTCTTCATCAGACGTAAGAAAGAAGATGTGTTGACGCAGTTGCCTGCACTCCAATGGGGCACGATTGTTCTTGAGCCGCCCAAGTCCGCGCTCAAGGAAGTGATGGCGCTTGAGAAAACGCAAGCTATCTCAGAAGTCAAAGCAATTTTGGCCGCAGCGGCTGCAAACCACCATAACAAAGACGGCACCTTATCAGACGATATTCTTCGTAATGCGGATAAGCAAGCGCTTGCATCCCTGCGCCGTGCTGTCGGGCTTGCAAAAGTAGAGCCAACAAGTGATTTCATCAAAGAAGAATTGGAGAATGGCGCGAAGAAGATTATCCTGTTCTGCTATCATCGAGAAGTCATTTCGCAAGTAGCGGAAAAGCTCAAAGCCTTTTCCCCTGTCGTGATTACAGGGGACACCTCACGCAATACTCGACAAAAGGCGATTGATGACTTTCAAGGCAAACCCGATATCCGTGTCTTTATTGGGCAGATCACGGCTACTAACTCTGCCATTACTCTGACGGCAAGCGATAATGTTTTGATTATGGAACCATCGTGGACCCCCGCCGAGAACGTCCAGGCAGCGGCGCGGGCTCACCGAATCGGCCAAGAAAGTTCTAGCGTGCTTGCCAGATACGTGGTATTGGCTGGCTCGATTGATGAAGATTTGACCCGCGTCATCATACGCAAGTCAAAGCAAATCAGCGAAATCATGCTCTAAGGGGTAGAAGATGGACCGCAACGAAGCGATTGCCCTGATTGCCGAGACGGCGATCAAAGGCATCCACAGAATTTCTAACGACGCTATCCACCTTCTTGCGGGCGTGAGCCTAGAAGAGGATACGGTGGAGAATACGACCACTGTTGCCTCTACAGGTGAGAAGCGCCCACGCGGCAGGCCGCGCAAGACTGACGCTTCTACGGTGGTATCCATGGCCGTTGTAGAGCCGCAACAGATCGAGATTGTGGAAGAAGCGGCAGACTGTCAGGAAATGGACGCCTACCACAGCGATACGTTTAATGTGGAAGAACGTGATTTTCCGATGTTCCCCGACGAATGGTTTGTTAAAAACGCAGAGCAAGGCCGCAAGTATTGCCGCGATCTACTTTCTGCGCGACTATCTGAGATTGGCCCCGACGCGACTCGTAAGGAGATTGCGGATAACACACAAATGGCGCGAGTATCAGACTTTGACGCCCAAGCGTGCATGAAATACTATCGCGCTATCACACGGGCCATCATCAATGTCTAACCTGCCTGTCCATGCTGATCGCGCCCATGCTTCCTTGGGCGCGAGTTCGGCTTCCCGGTGGATAGCCTGCCCCGGTTCTGTCAATCTATCTGAGGGAATGCCTAACATCTCCTCTGAATATGCACGCGAAGGCACCGCAGCACACGAGTTGGCGGAGATGTGCTTGCGCCAAGGCAAGCCTGCTTCTGACTTCTTAGAGCAGGAGATTGAGGGCTTCGAAGTCACGGAAGATATGGCTGAGGCGGTGCAGGTCTATGTTGACGCGGTGCTGGCCGAAGCCAAAGGCAACAAGCTGTTCATCGAACAACGGTTCACGCTAGAGGCCCTTAATCCGCCTGTGCCTATGTTTGGCACAGCGGATGCGGTCATCTGGAATGAACGTGAGAAGCGCCTGACCGTAATGGACCTGAAGTATGGCGCTGGTGTGCCTGTGAAGGTGCAGAACTCCCCTCAGCTTTCTTACTATGCCTTGGGCGCCATGCTGGCTTTGGAGGCACAGGAAGGCATCTTCCCGCGCCATATCCGCATGGTCATCGTGCAGCCCCGCTACCGCCATGCTGATGGGCATATCAGGTCTTTCGAGACGGACGCCTACTCACTTCGCATCGAGTTCGCGGATGACCTTCTCGCCGCAGCACACAAGACGCAGGAGGCCGAAGCCGCCCTTAACGCAGGCGACCATTGCCGCTTCTGCTTGGCGCAGCCTAAGTGCCCTCGCCTACACGAACAGGCGGTAGCACTGGCACAAGCAGAGTTTGACGATGGTTTTTTGCCCCCTGAGCCCGAGGGCCTGAGCGAAGAACAGATTGGCCAGATTCTCGCCAAGGCCGATGTATTCAAGGGGTGGATCAACTCTGTCCAAGCATACGCGCAGCGTAAGCTGGAACAGGGCGGCGCTGTCCCAGGCTACAAGCTCGTAGCCAAGCGGGCGCAGCGCAAGTGGCAAAGCGAAGATGATGCCATTGACCTCCTGAATAGCATGGGCCTTGAGGATGACGATATCTTCACGCGCAAGCTAATCTCGCCCGCGCAAGCCGAGGAAAAACTTGGTAAGAAGAAGGCGATTAAGGATAGACTGGCAGAGGTCATTGTGGCAGTATCTTCAGGCAACACCATCGCATCGCTATCCGACAAACGGCCCGCAGTTGTGGTCCAGATCGGCGGAGAGTTTGATGACACGTTGGCGTTGGACCATGACGGCTTCCGCAACTACGAATAATTTTGCCCCTCTTTAACATCGTGGCTGGGCAATGGTGTGCGCGCACAAGGGGCAAAATGCACGCCAACCCGGCTCCAAGGAGAACGCTCAGATGAGCGAGACGAACGTAGTTACCCCCAAGGCCCGACTTGCTTTCCCCGCTCTATTTGAGCCTCGTGGGTTCAATGGCAACACGCCGAAGTTTTCCTGTGTTCTTGTGTTCGACAAGGCCGCGCAGGAGACAGCGGAGTTCCAGAATTTGAAGAAGGCAGCTGGCGCTGCCGCTAAGGCCAAGTTTGGTGACAAGCCGCCAAAGAATGTGCGTTCGCCTTTCCGTCCTGGTTCCGACAAGGAAGGCACCGCTGGCTTTGACGACGATTGCATCTTCATCACCGTAAGCAGCAAGAAGCAGCCCAAGGTAGTGGACCGCAAGAAGGTCGAAGGCAAGTTCCCTGTCATCACCGACGAAGATCGCCTCTACCCTGGCTGCTTCGTGCGCGCGAGCGTCAATGCTTTCGGGTATGACAACAGCGGCAACAAGGGCGTGTCGTTTGGACTGAACAATGTTCAGTTCATTGACGATGGCGAGCGTATCGCAACTGGCGGTGGGCGCAGCGCTGATAACGACTTCGATGATGTTGCGGGTAGCAATATCAGCGAAGGCGATGCCAAGGACTTGTTCTAAGGCAGGAGGAGAAGGGGCAGAAATGCCCCTTCTTTTTTCCAATGCAAGATACACCCGTTTACCACATCGACTACGAAACTAAATCCACCGCCAATCTCAAATTGGTGGGCATCTACCGCTATGCTGAACACCCCAGCACCGATATCCTGTGCATGGGATATAGCCGTAACGCAGAACCTGTCCAGATATGGACGCCTGATCTTCCGTGGCCCATGGATTTGAACAAGCATATCAGGCAGGGTTTTCCGATTTTTGCGCACAATGCGCAGTTCGAACGGCTGATTACTAAGAACATCGCCGTAGCGCGCTATGGCTGCGCCCCTGTGGCGTTGGAGCAATGGTTCTGCACAGCCGCCATGGCAGCAGCCATGGCCCTTCCACGGTCATTGGAAGGGCTTGGCGAGGCACTAAGCCTGCCGATCCAAAAGGACATGGAAGGCAGCAGGCATATGTTGAAAATGACGAAGCCGAGGAAAGGGCAAAAAGTCGCGTGATAGACGACGATGACGACGACTTAGCCCACGTCCGTTGGTGGGACGACTTTGAGATCACCGGCAAGACAGAAGCGACACGCGAAAAGCAGCGTATCGAATACCTCGCGCGCCTTGAGAAACTATATCAATATTGCCGCACAGACGTGGAGGCTGAACGCCTAGCCGAAACACGGCTTTACCCTCTCTCACCATCGGAGCGGCAAGTCTATCTGCTTGACCAGATCATCAATGACAGGGGCATAAGCGTAGACCTTGAAACCACGCGCATGGCCCTAGAGTTGGTAGAGAAGGCGGGGGGTAGGCTGAACGAACGTCTTGCCAAGATCACGAATGGCCTTGTCACGACGATCAACCAACGCGACAAGATGATCCAGTGGTTCGCCATGCAAGGCAGCCACTTCACGAGTCTTGATAAGCAAGGTATCGTTAACGCGCTCAAAGATACGTCGCTGCCGCCACAGGTGCGCGAAGTCCTAGAGATACGCCAGATCGGCGCCAAGTCCTCCACAAAGAAGCTACAAGCCATCCTCAACATGGCTGATAGCGAAGGCCGCATCCACGGCAACTTGCTCTATCACGGGGCGTCTACAGGACGCTTCTCGGGCAAAGGCGTTCAGTTGCAAAACTTGCCCCGCCCTGAAATTCTCAAAGAACCTGAAGAGGCTATCCCTTATATTAAGAAAGGGGATATCGACCTTATTGAGATGTGCTTTGGCCCGGTGCAGACCGTAGCCGCTGACGTGATCCGCAGCCTCGTCATGGCCGCAAAAGGGAAGGTGCTTTACGCAGCAGACTTCGCAGCTATCGAGGCCCGTGTTCTGGCGTGGCTCGCTGGCCAGCAAGACCTTGTTGACCAATTTGCGAATGGCGATGACATCTACTGCAACTTTGCAAGTATTATTTATGGTAGACCTATTAACAAGAAAGACGATGCACGCTCCCGCCAGCTAGGAAAAGCATCAGTGCTCGGCCTGGGCTACGCCATGGGCGCCTCTAAGTTCGCCTTGACTTGCGCCAAGGACCAAATTTTCTTGCCAGAGGAGGAATACAAGCGCGTCGTTACTCTGTATCGCGAAACCTATTTTAAGATACCGCGCCTTTGGCACGCCTTGGAACGCGCCGCGATGCGTGCGATCAGCAACCCAAACAGCGTGGTCACGCTGCGGAACATGAAGTTCAGGATGCGCGATGGCAACCTGCGCCTGCTTCTACCGTCAGGCCGCGCGCTCAACTATCCCGAGGCTCGCGTCTGCAAGGTAAAAACACCTTGGGGCGAGATGAAGAATGGCGTAGAGATTAGCGCGGTTAACGCTCTTACCCGTAAATGGGAACGCACCACTATAAGCCCTGGCACCTTTACCGAGAACGTGGTGCAGGCTGTCTCCCGCGACCTCATGATATCGGCAATGTTCCGACTTGAGGAACACAACTACCCCGTGTTGTTGACAGTTCATGACGAAGTGGTTTCTGAGGTTGACGAGGGATACGGAAGCGTGGCAGAGTATGAAGCGTTGGTAGCTGCCACGCCTGATTGGGCGGCAGGGCTGCCCATCAAAGCCGAAGGCTGGTCTGGTAAAAGGTATAGAAAATGACTGGAACGCTTATCTTCAAGAAACACATCTCTAAGCAAGATGTGCTTGAAAAATTCCCGAATACAATTTTTCTTTTTGGCGATAACATGCGGCGCCAAGGTTATGGTGGGCAAGCAAGCACCATGCGGGGCCACCCGAATAGTTTTGGAGTGCCTACTAAGTGGGCACCAGATACGCAAAAAGCGTCTTATTTTAAGGATGAAGATTTCGAGTTTGTCGAGGATGCCATCCGTTTTCCACTCACTATCGCATACGCATTTATGATGATAGGGAAAACGGTAGTAGTGCCTACGGATGGTCTTGGCACAGGACTAGCTGAATTGCCGACACGAGCGCCAAAGATTTTTGCGTTTATTGAGAATCGTATCGCCATATTGGCGAACAACGCAACAACCATCAACCACGAGGACTAAGAACCATGTCTGAAGCAGGCCACAACTCTATCGCCTCCGACCGACTTCTCTCCATTATTGAGCGTGTCGAACGCCTTAATGAAGAAAAGAAGGATATCCAAAGCGCTATCAAGGATATCATGGCGGAGGCTAAAGGGGCGGGTTTTGACCCCAAGGTTATCCGTGAAGTTATCAAGATGCGCGCGGAAGATAGGGATGACCGAGAGGAGCGCGAGGCAATTCGAGACGCCTATCTAAAGGCGCTCGGGATGTACTGAAAAATATGCCGCCACAAAAAAGTGGCGGCATTTTTTTTTAAGGCCGAGGATACTCGTTTAACCGAGAAAGATAAGTCAAGGCATTGCTTAGTGCCACCAACCTTTCTACTTTTTAGTGGCTAAACTTGCATAGGAGACTTCAGTGGCCGCAATCCGTCTGACCAAATCTCAGAAGCGCCAGACCCGCAAAGCCACAAAGACCCCAAAAGTCCAAACGCCTGAGTTTAGTCTTGCTCCTCTTTCTCCAAAAAACCCGGCACAATCTAAGTATCTTTCAGCAATTCAGAAATACCAGCAAGTGTTTGCACTAGGCCCCGCAGGCGCAGGCAAGACATATCTCGCTACGCATTATGCCGTGCAAGAGATACTGGCAGAACGATGCAGGAAGTTTATCGTCGCTCGACCCATGATTTCTTCTGACCGCAGCGAGAATATTGGCTTCCTCCCTGGCGACCTCAATATGAAGTTTACGCCATGGGCAATCCCCATTATAGATGTGATTGAAAAGCTAGTCGGCAAAGTGCGCGCACAAGAATGGCTCCGTAAGGGGACCATTGAGTTTGCACCTTTCCAGTTCATGCGAGGCCGCACTTTCGACGGCGGCGCTATCGTTCTGCTTGACGAAGCGCAGAACTGCACCAAGGAACAGTTGCGCCTTTTTGTCACGCGCCTTGGCGATTGTAAGGTTATCGTCTCGGGCGACCCACAGCAGAGCGATATCCGCGACTCTGGCCTAACCTACGTAGTTGATTTGGCAAAGCGCTACCAGATCGGTGCTGAGGTCTGCCGCTTCACCAGTAAGGACATTGTTCGCAGCCGACTTTGCCAAGCATGGGTTGAGGCTTTTGACAGCGAGAGTAATTTTGATATTGACATAAAAAAGCAAAGCGAGCATAGAAGCGACGCTATGCTTTTTGTGCGACCTTTACCCTATTATGGTGCCTATGACGCGGATTGACAGCAGTATGCTGTGCCAAGTGAGTAATGGCGCGGCATAATAAACCTCCTCCCGATATAGGATATTGGACGGAGCGAGATTTACGCCAAGCGCGTGACTGGAAACGTGCGGGTTTCACGATCTCTGAAATCGCTCAGGCGCTTGGCAGGGACGTGACGCACGTCCAAATAAAATGGGAGATGGACGCTTTTTCTTTGGAGATAAAACCAAAAATCCCAAAGAACTGCTTGTCGTGTTCTCAAGTCTTTGATAGTGATGGGGCGCACAATCGAATCTGCGATAAGTGCAGGCTCAAGCAGTCTACAAGCGCATCTGTTATCGGAGAATACGGAACATGACTCTAGCCTTAAACACTTGGATTGACATCGGTGAGCGTAGCCGTGAAGTGCGCCCGCTTCTCTGGAAAACATACCCCATGTCCCCTATGACGGTTGGACAAGCATATGATATGGCTGTAGCCAATCGCATCTACATGATGCACCGCCACGAACCCAATCGGGTTGTGATGCAGGTTTGGATTCCCAAGCCTATCGACAAGAAGATTTATGGATAGAGGGTGACATGCAACTGCCGACAGTGAAGTTACGCCATAAGGCGACAGGTCGAACAAAGATTGTCAATCAGACCAAGTATGCTGATAACCTCAGTGCTTGGTCAGGATGGCAACTTGTCTCCATGCGAGGAGGCTCTGCCCCAGACGCTATGGTGGCGCTCGAACGGCAGCAAGAGCGTATCGAAGAGGCTCGTAAGCACAACCCTTCGTCTCCGGCATACGCGGACCCGCAGCGAGCCTTCGAGGCACGTTCGGGTTTTGCGGTTACGACCTACGACCCCAAAGAGAGCGAGTTCACAACCGCTATCTCTGACCCCGTAGAGGCCTCGGAGGAAGCCGAAATTGAAACGCGCGAAGTGCCCGTTATTGGCGGCAGCCAAACGGTAAAGGTCAAAAGCAAGCCCGGTCGAAAGCCGAAGTCAATCAGTGATGAGGTTCTATGAGCAATCGAGTAATTGTTGACGCTACGGCGTTAAATACGCTGTGCGAAGAAGCAGCCCGGCATATGGCTTTGCGCGACCTTGTGGGGCATGTGCGGTCCAGCGTCAAGGCAATGCCAAAGTCAAAGGCGAAGCCCAAGCCTGAGCCAGAGCCTGAAATTGACCCCATCCCCACATCGCAACCCGACGAACCGATCTAAAATCAGAGGCGCACTATGAAGTATCTAGCGATTACGTCTTTTAGCCAGGAAGGCTACGAGGCATACGGGCGAAATATGATTGAGTCATACCTCGCCAACCCACTGACCGATTCTGAGCTTTGGGTGTTCAGTGACACCGCTCTGCTTCATGATACGGTTGATACGCCGCTTGTGAAGTTCTTCGCTCTGGACGAAGAAGCGGCGAGCCTCACTGAGTTCAAGGCGCGGCACAACTCTCCTGTAGTCCACGGACGATTTGGACGCACATACGACTACCGTTTTGACGCGGTGAAGTTCTCTCATAAGCCCGCTGCGATTGCTGCGGCCCTTCGCGTCTTCAGCGCGCTAGATTTAGGGGATCAGCCAGAAGTTCTGGTTTGGTTTGATGGCGACACGGTATTCAAGAAGCCTCTTACGGACGCGTTCTTGATTGATAAGTTCCCGACTTGGGCGCATATTGGGCATTTCCCGCGCAACAATAACCACACAGAAGCGGGCATTCTTATGTTCCGCGTCAACAACGCCAATGTTGTGGCGATGCTCCGCATCTTCTGGCAGGTCTACGTCGAGGACCAAGTTTTCCGCTTGCCTGCTTGGACAGACTGCCACGTGTTCGATACGCTCGTAGCAGGCGGGGTGAAGGACGGTATGGTGCGCGCCGTCAATCTTGGGGATGATCTTTCGTTCAATACAAGCCACCCCATCGTCAATTCTGATTGGCGTGGGTATGTGGATCATTTGAAGGGCGCACGCAAGCAGGCGGGCGCTTCATACAGTTCTGATGTGGTGGTGCAAGCCTAATGACAGATATCAAGAAGGTGGCGGGAATTTGGCTTCCCGCCACAGAGGAACACCTTCTTCCTTTCCTTGAAGGTGCTGCTAAGCGGAACAGCAAGGGTGAAGGGAGTTACCAGCTTCATACCTTAGTCGCCATGCTCAACCACACTCCCACCAATCGGCGCAATCTAGTGCTGGACGTAGGTGGCAATGTCGGTATGTGGTCCATGCACTTCGCCCGTGCTTTTGACCGCGTTGTGGCCTACGAGCCTATCGAGATTAACCAGCGGTGCTTTATGCTCAATACCATTGAGCATCCAGAGAAGCCTACGCCTAATGTCGAGCTAAGGCGTGTAGCTCTAGGCAACACGATTGGCGAAGTGGTCATGGAGTATCGCCCCGAAGTTACATCGGGCACTCATGTCGCCTCGGAAGATACCGCAAAGCGAGAGGCGTCGTCCATCAACTACACCGTGCCTTTAACTACGCTCGATGCAGAGAACCATCCTTTTGTAAGCGCGATCAAGATGGACGTAGAGGGGTATGAATATCCCATCGTTCTTGGTGCTGAAGGCGCGATCCGGCGGTGCAAACCTATTATTTGTATCGAGCAAAAGCCGTGGGATATTTTTGAGTGGAAGCAGTATGCGGCACTTGAACTACTTTTATCTTGGGGCGCCACGGTTAAGCAGCGCGTCGTTGACGATTTTATTCTTGGGTGGGATTGATGGTGCCGACCATCTATATGGGCTTCGATAGCCGAGAAGTCGAAGCGTATAAAGTAGCAGAGTTCAGTTTGAAGCGGCGGGCCTCAGTGCCCGTCAGCGTTGTCCCTCTCAAAATTAACGACTTGCGCGATCAAGGGATGATCTGGCGTCAGACTGAAACGCGAGAGGGCAAACTGTGGGATGTGATCTCAGAAGCCCCACAGGCAACAGAGTTCGCGATCAGCCGGTTTTTGACTCCAATCCTGCATAGAGCAAAATATGGTTATGCAGGATGGGCCGTCTTTGTCGATTGCGATGTCCTATTCTTAGATGACGTTGCAAAACTGTTTGACTTGCTAGAAAGCAAGTATGCAGTGATGTGCGTCAAGCACCAGTATAACCCATCCACCCTGCTAAAGATGGATGGTCAAATCCAGACTAGCTACAGTTTCAAGAATTGGTCCTCAGTCATGGCGTTCAACTGCAATCATTTTGCAAATGATTGCTTGAACCTCGCACATATCAATTCTGTGCCTGGGCGAGATTTACATCGGTTTGACTGGATTAAAGACCCAGACAAGCACATCGGCGCGCTACCACAAGAGTGGAACGCGCTTATCGGTGAGCCGGGCTACGATATCCAGACGGCAAAGATTGCCCACTATACGCTAGGTGGCCCTTGGATGGGCAACACCATTTCACCTGAAGCGGATGCTGTTTGGCTTGACGAACGAGATGCCTTTGTAAAGTCTGGCGGAAATTGATATAACCCGAACCTTCGGATGGGGTGGAAGTTATGGCTCTTATTCTTGAAGATGGTTCGGGTAAAATCAATTCTCAGACATACGTTCTTGGCGCGGACGTTGCAGTATATGCACGTCTCTATGGCCTCGCTCCTCCGGTATCAGCGGATGCGGATATTATGAAGGCTATGCGCTACGTCGAAGGCGCATATTACGAACGCTGGATCGGGCTCAAGAAGACAGAAAATCAGGCCCTTTCTTGGCCCCGCGCGTATGCTGTTCGCCGCGATGGCTGGACAGTTGATGAAAGCGAGATTCCAAAAGAATTGAAAGATGCGGTGTGTGCTTTAGCACTTCGGTCACGTAATGGGGAGAATCTTATCCCTGATTTGACGCGCAGCGATTCCGTTCTCGAAGAACAGATCGGGCCAATTCGTGTGAAGTATGATTCTAGGGCGAGGTCTTTGCCCCTATTCCGGGACATCGAGTTCATCCTAAAGCCTATTTGCCAACCCCTTGGTTTCCCACAGATCGTCAGGACATGAGCGCTAGTATTTTTGAACGGCTTCGCGACGGAACAGGTCTTCGCCTACTTCAGAAATATGGCGACGTTTTCCGGGTTACGAAACGGGGCGATCAGGTTTTCACCCCGTCAACAGGGTCGGTCACTGCAAGCACGGCGACACAAGATTTACGCGGAAAATCTTTTTCGCGTGATAGTCGTTTTGATGACCCCGAGTTTGCTGAAACCTCTGAAGTCGAAATTTATCTGACTGCCAGTGGCGCAGCGTTTGCACCAAAGCCAGGGATGACAATCGGCTCCCCTGTGTCAACTACTGAGCCGTATAAGATTACACGAGTGCAGGCGATACCGGAAAGTGGCACAGTTGTCATGTATCGACTTTTGGCTCAAAAATAATGTTCGCACAGCAAGTTGCTAATTTCGCCCAAAGGACGGAACGCCGACTTGCTAAGACGGTTTCTGGCGCTGCGACTAAACTCGCCACGAACATCATCAAAGCCACGCCGATTGACCTAGAGTATGGCCCTAAGGGTAAGTCTTGGCTGCACGACCCCAGCAGCGTAGGCCGGGCGCGGGGCGGTTGGATTGCAGGGTTTGATACTAATCTTAGTTCAAATAATACGCCGCTAGACCCCACAGGAGATGCGACTTCTCGTAACGCTGCGAGCACATATGACTTCTATTCTCCGCGTGTCCACACGACGCTCTACCTCGTCAACACAGTGGGTTATATCGGCACATTGGAATTTGGTAGATATGAGATACCAGACGATTTCCGAAACAAGACGCTCCCTTCTAAATTTTCTTTCCAAGCCCCCTATGGCATGATGCGCGTTAATGCCAAGGCGTGGCCTTCTCTCGTCTCCAATGCGGCCCGCGTGGCTAGGACAGTTCGATGAGTTTGAAGTCAATCCGTAACGCCCTGAACGCGCGTCTCAACAGCCTTTCTTCGCTTCCTAGTGTGGCGTGGGAGAACGTATCTTTTACGCCCAAGACTACGGAAATCCATTTGCGGGTGAACTTCTTACCAGCACCGACGCGCCCCGCCGCCAACCACAGGAGCGCCATGGATTTCGAGAGCGGCGTCTATCAGGTTGATGTTTATGCGCCCCAAGACCAAGGCCCCAATCCGGCTTCTGACTTGGCGGAGAGGATCAGGTCGCATTTCTATCGCGGCCTTGTCCTGACAAGCGACTCTATTTCAGTCAACATCGAAGCCACGCCGAGCATGGCGTCGAATGACCGAGAAGGCCCGTTCTGGCGCATTCGATTGACTGTTCCTTGGTTCTCCTACGTCCCGACTTAACAACGCATTGACTTGCTAGGAACCATTCAATTATACGTGCAAAGGTATATATTTTTTAGCGGCAACGCATTTTTGCCGCCCTAAGTTCTCAGGAGAACAATATGAGCGGTTCAATTGCAGTGGGTTCACTTACTGAACTTGGGTATATTGCTGAAGTAACTTTCGGCACTACCCCGGTCAGTTCTGCTTTTCAGCGAATCCGCGATGTGTCTTTTTCTGTCAACCTTCAGAAGGAAGCATATCAGTCGGAGGAGCGTCGCTCTGACCGTCAGCGCCAAGACGTGCGCCACGGATATCGCTCCGTCACTGGCGACATTACTGGTGAGCTTTCGCAGCAGTCTTGGGATGACTTCATCCAGGCTATCATGGGTGGCACTTGGGCAACCGGCGCTTCGGCTCCTTTCACCAGCGTCGCTTCCAACTCCGCCACCAACCGCATCACGGTGGGCTCTGCCAACTTCCCGACAGCCGGGATTCGAGTTGGCGACGTTTTTTCGGTCAGCGCAACTCCTGCACTTGCCGGTTTGACTGATCGCTTCTTCACCGCACTGAGCGTCGGGGTGTCTACCATCGAGGTTGAGCCCGGCACTATCGGCACTACGGTTACTGCTTCTGCGACTATTGCGGTTGCTGGCCGCAAGATCGCCATTGGCAACACCTACCGTTCTTTCACCATTGAGCGTTGGTTGACCGACCGAAACCTATACCAGCAGTTCCGTGGCGTCCGTATGAACCAGATGACCATTTCCATCCCGGCTTCTGGCCTAGTAACGGTGACGTTCAGCGTTATCGGGCAAGACGGCACAGGGTTCTCCTCTACTTCTGCGGCCTCTACCTATACCGCTTCGCCGCTGACCACTCCTTTTGCTGCTGTCAACGGAGAGGTATATGAAGGTGGCGTTGTTCTTGGCCTTGTCACCGCTGCTGAGTTGACCGTCAACAACAACATGGCGGGGCCTCAAGTCGTCGGCACCAACGTGACGCCTGACCTTCTTTTTGGTCGATTTGCTGACGTAAGCGGCACAATCACCGTTTTGTTCACCAATGCAGACATGCACAACAAGTTCGTGAACGAGACGGAATCAACACTTATTCTGCGGCTTCAGAATAAGGATTTGCTCGACAGCACAACTGAGTTTGTGACCCTCGTTCTGCCCCGTATCAAATATAGCGGTGGCGATGTGGATGACAGCCCCGACACAGGCATCACCGTGACCATGCCTTTCGTGGCGCTGAAGCCACTTGCTGCCAACGTTGTGCAGGGCACTTCGTCTATCTCTATCCAGCGCGGCAATGCCGCCTAATGTGGGTTGTGTCAATGGCAAAGGGGCAACCCTTTGCCATTGAGGCGCTAGACACATGAGTAAATATATCTACTCTTTCCATCGCTTTGACGATAGAGATGCTTTTCTTCAAACATGCCTCGACGCAGGTTTTCAATTCTATGAAGGCGTCCCTTGCCCAAATGAAGCCGACGCTATTGACGACATCGGCACTCTAATCGACCAAGAGAGTGAAGACGCCCTTCCTATTGTTCTACCGGGATACCATGTTAACATGGCTTGGAAGAACGAGATGAACCCTGTATTTGCGGCTTCGGAAGTCTCCCCGCAAAATCCACGCAGGCTTTGGTTTTAACTTATTCAGTGATGGGGTGAAAAAGCGAGGCGATGAGCGGTAGTATCGCAACAGGCTCGCTTGCCGAATACAGTTATGTCGCGGAAAGCGTCTTTGGCTCTACGCCTGTAGGCCAACCGTTTAAGCGTATCCGCGATGTAAATCTTAACGTCAACCTACAAAAGGAAATCAGGCAACCAGACGCACGGCTCTCATCTCGCGTGCGGCAAAATTTATTTCACGGATATAAAAGTGTATCTGGTGACATTTTAGGCGAAATTTCAGAGCAGTCTTGGGACGATCTGCTTGAGGCAGCTATTGGGGGGACGTGGGCGACCGCGGCCCCTATTGCGAGTGCGTTTACGGCGAGTGTTGATGCAACGAACAACCGCATCACTTGCGCCACTGCGGGATATAACCTGATATCTAATGGTTTCAGAGAAGGCGAGATTTTCTATCTTACCTCCCCAAACGGACCAGTGGCAGGTATAACAGGCGTGTACCTTACCGCAGTCAGCGTTTCTTCTTCGACAATCAAAGTGGAGCCAGGAGCCCTTACCTCTACTTCTTCAAGTGTGGCTGTCAATCGCGTATATGAAGTAGGGCGCAAGGCATCTCTTGAAGGCGCGTATCATTCCTTTACTATTGAACGTTGGCTTTCAGACCTCAATCTCTACCAGCAGTTCAGGGGTATCCGAGTTAATCAAACCACGTTCTCTGTGCCCGCTTCTGGCCTCGCTACTCTTTCTTTTAATCTCATAGGCCGAGACGCTTCTTCTTTTTCCTCTACAAGCGCCATATACGCGGGAATCCGCGTTACAGAAAGCGGGGATATAAGGGTAGGTGAGAGCGGTGATTTTCGTATCACCGAAAACTATCCACCACCCGATACCGAACAAACAACGCCTTACACCGCTATAAATGGCACGCTCTTTGAAGGCAGCAATGCCCTTGGCTTGGTCACTGCGGCTGAAATTTCGATCAACAACAGCATGTTGGCGCCGCAGACGGTAGGTTCCGAAACTGTATCCAATATCTTCTTCGGACGATTTGTAGAAGTAACAGGGCAGATTAGCGTTCTTTTTTCAAGTTCATCCGCTTTCGATAAGTTTATCCAAGAGACAGAATCCAAACTTATACTGCAATTGCAGAATACACAGGCCCTAGACGCGGATACAAAATTCATAAGCATCGTCATCCCGCGTCTAAAATATTCTGGTGGAGAAGTAGATACTTCTTCGGATAGCGGGGTTACTGTCTCACTCCCCTTTGTGGCGTTGACACCACTTGCGGCAAATCCGCAACAAGGCACAGCGCCTATTTATATCCAAGCAAGCAACTTAGTCCCTAGGACGCAGACTTTTAGTTTTCTAACTGGCGTGCCTTCAGGATGGACCTACAGCCGCGCCAGCAACGCTACATATTTCAATAGTTCAGGCGTTTTGACTGTTGCGAGTGCTGACGTTGCGAGGGTTGACTACGACCCAAGCAGCCTATCCCTGCGTGGTATAGCGCTAGAACCGTCCCGCACAAATTGGGTTCGCAACAATATTGCTAGCGCCACCGTGGCAGGAACGCCGGGGACACTACCTACGACTTGGAGCGGAGGCACAACTTCAAGCGTAACTCGGCAAATCGTGGGGACCGGGACAGAAGACGGTATCGAATATATTGATATAAGGTGGGCGGGAAACGGCGGAGAATCTGCATTTGAATTAGTCCTAGACGGAGGGACTCATGCCTCTGCGGCAAACGGACAAGTTTGGATAGGCGCTGTCTTTCTAAAATTAGTTGCAGGCTCTTTTACAGGTCTAGGAGTAGTAGGCCCGAGAATCTACGAATTTCCTGGCGTTTCTCAAACTACAACAGATATACGAAGCACGGTAACTAGCGCTGCACTCCGAACACAACGGACTATAGTATCAAGGACCAACGTAAACGCGGGGACAACTTATGAGCAAATGCGGTTTCTTGTATCTCCATCAGCAACGGCGTGGGACTTCACTTTGCGTTTTGGCCTACCACAACTAGAATTAGGCAATGTAATCACCAGTCCAATCAAGACTTCAGGAGCAACGGTCACTCGCGCTGCTGACCGCTTAACTTATAGTCTAAGTGCAAATGCGCCTTGGTTTCAGTCGCCTAGCGGGTATGCTTACTCAATCGAGTTTCTGTCTGCAAGCAATTCACAAGGTAGTGGCGTAGTATATGCTGGGACATCAGGCGGCTCTTTTAGCAATACATCATACTTTACTGAAAATTTTACATACATCATAAATGGGGTAGGAGACACAGGCGTTAGTCTAACCGCTCAACTACGCCCCGCTTTCACCGCCAATAAAATAGGCGCCTCAATCAACTATGCAGGTGCCCGATATTCAATAAACGGAGCAGCACTTACCGCATCTACGTTTGCACGCGCAGGCTATGCTGCTATGACAAACGTAGCTGTATTAAGCGCTCCTTGGGGGGCAGGTAACTACGTTATTGGCTGGGCTCGTTCCGCTACCCTCTCAAACTATTTTTACTCTGACAGTGAATTGCGCGCCCTTACAACTTAAAATACGTTTGCGCTTGACTTGGCGATGTTCTTTAGCCAAAACACTTTTGGTTCCACTCTGAAAAGACCCAGGAGGTCCTGCTTCTCATGTCACTAGACGCCCTCGCCGTCGATGTTTCCAACGCCGTCCCTATCACCATCCTACACCCAAAGACGCGCCAGCCTTTGCGCGACGCTGCGGGTAAGGAAGCCTTCATTTCCGTGGTCAGCCTTGACAGCCCCGAAGTGCAAAAGGTGCAGAAGGCAGCACTCAACAAGCGTCTGAAGATGCGTGGGCGCGTCACCATGACCGCTGACGAGCTTGAGGCTGAGCGTGCTGAGGCGCTTGTTGCTGCCACGAAGGACTGGTATCTGGTAGGTCTTGACGGCAGCCCACTAGACGCACCGCTGAACGATACGACTGCGCGCACGATCTACTCGGACCTTCGCTTCTCGTGGATCAAGGAGCAGGTTAGCGAGGCGCTTGACGACCGCGCCACGTTTCTTTGAGGATAGCTTATCCTTTCTCAAAGAGCATGCGGAACGCTATTTCGCGCTTAATCTGAAGAAAGAAGACGGGTCGAGTGAGGCGGATAGCCTCACTCGCGCCCTATCTGCGGTTAGTCGCAGAACGGATAGCGCCTCAAAGCAGCAGAAGCTTGAGATTGAGGCGCGGCTAGACCTCCCCCCTATGCCAGAAGAATTTACTTTTGCGTGGGGGAGTTTTGTTGACCTACAATCAACCCGTGGGTCAAATGGGTTCTCGTCAAACCCGATCACTTATTTAGAAATAGAGGCCTATATCCGCCTATCCGGTCGCGTATTGCTTCCGCATGAAATACGCGCTATAAAAGTGATTGACACCGCATTTCTTGAAGCCCAAGCCGACCTCGCCAAAGCCGCCAGGGCCGCTAAAGATGCGTCAAAGAAATCTGAACAGATGCCTGCGCCAAAGAGATCGACTAGACGGGGGTAGGGTTGTCGGATTCAGTTGCTAATCTTACAGTCAAAGTTGATACCAAGTCGGTCAGCGCCGCAGTAAAGGCGCTTGACGCGCTTGCTGCGACTGCGGCTAAGGTAGAGAAGTCTGTAAGCAATATCGGCGCGGCGTCTGCAAAACAGTCTCAGTCCTCGCAGTCGCTTGAAAAAGGGGCTTCAAAGAGCGAGAGCGCGTTTGCAAAAATGGAAAAGCGCCTTGAGGATGGCGCTAAGAAATATGAGCAGATTACCCGCCTAGTCAACAAACATGCTTTGTCAGAAGGTATGCGCGCGGATACTATGAACCGCGTCAATCGTGCTTTTGAGCAGTATAACCGCGTGGCAAGCAACGTCAATGCGACTACAATCCAGATAGACCGGGCAACGCGCCGCTACAATCAAGCGATTGAGCAGACTAAGACAGGTATTGAGGCTGTAGTTAGACTAGAACGGCAAAAAGCCGAAGCACTTCGCAGAAGCGCTAAAGAACAAGAAAATACTTCTCGGGCAATTAGCCGGGATACACAACGCCAAGTTAAAGATGCTCTTGCTTTTGAACGGATTATGCAGCAAGCGCAGACCCGCGTTGCTGGTATCACCGGACGAGCATCTAGGCAACTAAGTCCAGATCAATTCTCTGGTATTAGCGCTAGCGCGACAAATGCAATAAACCAATATCAATCCGCGCTGCGGACCCATGGCCTAAATTCCATCGGCGCGGCTAAAGCGACAGGTGACTTTAACCGAGCAATGCAAGCGTTGAGCGGGGATATTGCGCGAGTTGGAGGTCTACTCCCTAGAATAAGCGATAACGCGCGCACAATCTCCGCCGCTTTCGGTGCTGCCAACGCTTCGTTGGGTGGATTCAGCCGTATTCTTTTCAACACTGGCGCCGCTATCGCGGCTCTCGGTGCCGCGTTCGGCACACGAGAAATAGTCCAGTCTATTATGGAATACGAGAAATTCACAAATACGCTCAGGACGGTATCTGCAACTAGCGGCGAGTTCCAACGTAATCTTCAGTACTTGACCAACGAAGCTGACCGTATCGGATTCTCTGTTGGTGAAGTCGGCAACTCTTTCGCCCGCCTTTCACTGGCTATGAAGGGGGCAGGTTTTACCGGCGACGAAACCCGCACATCGTTTACTCAGTTGTCTGAGGCGGCCCGTAACTTCGGCCTCTCGTCCGCTGACACTATGGGCGTCATACGAGCCTTGGAACAGTCAATGTCCAAGGGTAAGTTCATGGCGGAAGAAGTGCGGTTGCAGTTGGGCGACCGCCTCCCTATCGCTATGGCGGCGCTTGACAAGGCCGTTACTAAAGTCGATGGCAGACAAGCAGACCTTAATAAGCGGTTTGAAGAAGGATCGCTTGACGTAAAGCGATACGGCACGGAGTTCATACGCCAAATCAATTTGATGTCTGGCGGTTCTGAGGCTCTTTCACGCACTTCTAATAGCATTTCCGCGTCGTTTGGGCGTTTGGGCACACAGTTCACCCTATTCTCTAACGCTATTGGAGAAGGTGGGCTTAACAATGCCGTTATAACTTTTGCCAACTCCCTCGCAGAAACGATGAAGACCCTACGGGAAATCGGGGCGACTGAGGCTATCGGTGCTGCATTCGCAGCCCTTGGCGATGTGATTCTTTTGGTAATCAAAGGACTAACCGAATTTATTCGTTTGCTAAAAGACATCGGTGCCCTTGACGTATTGAACTGGCTATTGGGAGTAGTCAGCAAACTTGCACAAGAATTTTCTGGCCTAATAGGTGCATCGAATCAGTTTACGAAGTCAATCAATGAAATCAACAAGGCCAGCACAAAAGTAAACGACTCTATTTCTGAATTTAATGAAGTGCTTTTCCGTAATAAGCAAACGCTAGATGCTTCCTCAACCGCTATTGAACGGCGTATTGAAGCGAATAAGCGGCTAGGCTTGTCCGAAGGGGACGCCATCGCCGCTGCCGCAGAAACAGAACGCAAGCGAATGGAGATAGAAAGGTCCGCAGCGCAACGCGAATTAGCTGCGGCTGAGCGAGCGGCAGCGTCCATGCGCCGAGGATTGACCCCTCGTATCCGGGTTATGGAGACGACTCAACAGAACATTGAAACCGAACTACAAAATCCCCGAATTACGACGGGTACGCGGTCTGCATTAGAAGCGCAGCGACAAGCGTTCGTCGCCGCGAACCCTATTGTAAGCGATTTCTTAAACGGCACCCTCTCCGCATTGGACGCAGCTAATAAGTTAACCGCAGCTTTCAAAGGCAAAGAAATCCCAGACGCGATAGAGGAGATAAGGATAGCCCTTGTTGAGGCATCTCTTGATACTAAATTCCAAGCTACAAGCGATTCGCTGATAGCTGCGCGAAAGCGAGTCTCTGAACTCGATCAGTCAATTACCGAATTTGCTAATAAATTCTCTAGCGGCGTTTATGTGCAATTTACTATCGACATCATCCGTCAACAGGAAGGTGGCGCTCGTGCGACGACAGGCTCTCTAGCGGACGTTCAGCAAACTGCTTTACAGAGCATGTTAAATACACAATCAACTTCCAACATAGCGGGAGCAGCTAAGAAGCTGGTGTCCGACATTGATATGACCGAAAAGTTCGGCATTACTGCGGATATGTCTAACAAAAAAGTCATTGAGTTGTTGCGAACCAATGATAAATTCCGCGATATTTTGCCGGATGTAGCAAAGAGGCTTGACGAAGTAAGGATTTCAGAAGAAAATGTAAAAGAAGCTAGAGACAAATCAGAAAATACACTTGAGAAATACATTGCCACCCTCCGCGCCCAAATTGCGGATCAAGGCAAGATCGCAGCCGCATACCGCATTAGCACGGCGGCGGGCGAAGATGCGGAACTGCAACTCAAGGCTGAAATTGAAGCCATTCGCCTTGGCGCCAAGACGGACGCGGAACGTATCGCTCTCAAAAAGCAAATCCTCCCGCTTCTGCGGGATGAAGCAGCGGGCGAGAAAAACGTCAACGCTGCCAAAGACCTCCCTCGTATGCGGGACGAAATCGCCTTACTTGAAAAAGAACGCAGTCTCCTAGGTGAATCTCTATCTATCCGTGAGCAAGAACTCGCAGTTTTCCGTGTTCGGCAGCAAAATCGTGGTGCCAGCCCTGAAGATTTACGTAATCTTGAAAACTTTACCCGTCAGGCCGTCCGTGGTCGTCAAGAAATTGACCAACTCGATAACTCTTATAAAGAGATGGCCAACATCGGCGTTCGCGCCTTTGAGCAAGTTGGCGACGCCATCACAGAAGCATTTGCTAAGGGCGAAATCCGCGCTCTTAACTTTGGCAACGTCATCCGTGGCGTCATGTCGTCCATTGTCCAGTCTATCCTACGCCTTGGCGTCGTAAACCCGATCATCAATTCGATCTTCTCTGGCACCATGCTCCCGACTTTGGGATTGGGCCTATCAGTCATGGGTGGCGGTGGCGCTGCGGCAGCGGGGGCTGCGGCGGGTGGCGGTGGCGGCATCATGCAGATGTTGGGCCTATCTTCGCTTATCCCGAAGGAAGGTATTTTTGGTTCGTTGGGGTTGACTGGCCCTGGCGGACTGTTAAGCACTCAAATTTTTGCGCCGTCAGGGATGATGGCAATCGCGGAGCCGAGTATCGCAACAGGTGCCGCTGGACTGATGGCGCCCTCTGGCGGCTTATCTTTGGGCGGATTACTTGGCGGCGCAGGCGCAGGCATCGGCGCGGGTATGTTCTTAAATTCTATGCTAGGCGGCAACCAGACAGGAGGCATGGTAGGTAGCGGCTTTGGCGCCATTGGCGGGGCTCTACTTGCTGGTGCAGGTCTGCTTGGCCCTCTAGGTCCATTAGCCGCAGGGCTTATCGGTGGTCTTGCGGGCGGCGGTCTAGGCGGCCTCATCGGCCCCAAGCCTTCCAGCAAAGGCTTTAGTTACGCCCTGCGGTCGCAGGACGGTCAACTTGCCATGACGGATACATACTACAACGAACAAGGTCGCGCTCAGTTTGAAGAAGCAAACGCTAAGATACCTGCTATCAACGCCTATCTAAAGCAACGTGGCCTCACGGTATCTGGTGTCCGCGCTGTGGGCGGCAATAGATATGGCATGGGCAACCTCGGCTATGGCGAAGCGGCAAGTTTCAACGAAGCTCTCGGCTCTCTAAAGTTTGCTGCTACGGCCAACGAAGAACTGAACAAGGCGCTTTCAACCCGTTCCTTTGCCGGTCCTGAAAAGCTGCAAGAGTTTGTAGACGGCTTTATCGCCCTACAAGACACCATTAAGGGCCTGACTGCGGACCCCGTGCCTGAGTTCAAGAAGCAGATGGACGCGCTGATTGACTCCTTCGCGCAAGCCACAGCCAAAGCCCGTGAATACGGCATTGGCGAAGAAGAACTTCTGGCTGCACGGGATAAGCAAATCGCCAAGCTGGAAGAACAACGTAGCCTGACTATCCGTGATACAGCCCTTGAGATGCACGTGCGCCGTCTCATGGCGGAAGGCATGGACCAAGAGGCGCAGCGCATTGAGCTTGCTTATAAGACCCAGAAGGAAATTGAATCTTTCACCGCCTCGCTTGACGCGCTAGGGATCACGGCGGGAGAAAAGTCTCGACTGCTTGTTGAACTTGAAAGGACACAGGCCGCAGAACGAGTTAAGATTCTGAAGGATTCTAATAAGAATATCCGCGATTATCTTGATTCGCTTCGCACTAGCAGCCCGCTGTCAGGCACAACTACCATGGGGCGCCTAGGCGCCGCACAAGAATTATTTACCCGCGACTTGGCGGAGGCCCAAACGGGCAACGTGGATGCGCTCAACCGCATCACGCAGTCGGCAGACACGCTTCTAAATCTAGCCCGCGAAGTATACGCCTCTACAGGCGGCTTCCACGACATCCGTGGCCGTGTTGTCTCGGGCCTAGAATCTCTTTCGACAACGCCTATCTCGCAGCAGAGCCTTCCTGACTTGGCGAGCGTGCCCTTGGTCGCTGAAATGACCAACCTACGCACCAACGCCGCGATTGCCGAAACTGCGGAATACACCAAGCGGTTTGATAGTAAGTTGGCTGAGTTGCTGCCGATTGCAGAGGCGATCCAGGCTGCGGTGGAACAGAATAATCAATTCACGAATACAGGCCCAAGTATTGACAGCCAGCCCGCAACAGAAGGAGGCGGCGGGTTTGCTTTTGGCGGTGTATTCCGTCACGGACGGATCATGGCCTACGCCAACGGCGGCATCCCTGACTACGTGAATAGCCCCACGCTTGCGCCTATGGCCCTCTTTGGCGAAGCTGGCCCCGAAGCTATTATGCCCTTGCGCCGTGGTCCTGACGGACGCCTTGGCGTTGAGGTCAACGGTTCTGATAACCAAGCCGTTGTCTCTGAATTGCGCGCAGTCCGCGATGAGATTGTCTCGCTCCGTGAGGCTACGGCGGATTCGGATGGCAAAGAAAGCACAGGGCTAGTTGAAGCCATTGCCGAACTTCGAGTACAGGTAGGAGGGCTTCGTGAAGAACTCCGCACGGCTCGTCTGAGGGCGCAATGAGCGTAACTATTACGGCGGCTAGCGCCGCGATTGAAGAATCTGTTTGGCTTATCGAGATTAACCCAGACCCGCAAGGCGTTGGCGATCCTCGCCCACCCCCTTTATTTATGCCCTCCGGTGCCCCTATGGCAGCGATAGACACACGAGGTTCTTCAGTTGCCACAGCGCCTACTATCGTGGCCTCTGACCGTGGCTGGGTGCAGGAACCCGGCGATACGGGCACCGTCGCCGTCTATCCACCCCGTATGCTCGAACCCCCTGCGGTAGAACGCTTCATCCCTGTCTACCCCGGAGAAGGCAGGCGCGCTCAAATCGAATCAGGCGAACTTCGTTTCTCGAACACGGATGGCGCGCTAGATACCATTGCAGGCGAATGGGCGGTGGCGGGGCGCCGGGTCAAGCTAACCAGGGCACCCCACAGGCGCCCCACACACGCCCCACGATCCACTTGGGTAGAGGTCGCCTCCCTTCGCGCCTCAGAAGCCTTTGAGGGCACTGACACCCTTCGTATGCCGCTGCGTTCGGCTGCTGCTGACTTACAGACCACTGCCAATACCCTTTACACAGGGGCAGGCGGGACAGAAGGAAGCACGGGCCTCGAAGGAGTGGCTAAGCCGCGTATTTTTGGCTTTGTGCGAAATATGCAGCCCGTTCTGATAGATGACGTAAATCGAATATATCAGCTACATGACGGAGCGGTTCAACAAATTGTAGCGGTGCGAGATGGCGGCCTCAATTTAATATTACACGCGGATGCAAGCTCATACGCCTCCTTGGTCGCGGAGAACCCTGGAGATGGCAAATATGCTTCATATAAAGGCGGCGGATTTATTAAACTACACGCCGACCCCGTATTCTTAACTTCGGACGTGCGTGGAGAGAAGGATGGGGGTTACGTCTCTACTGCCAGCCACGTCGCCGCGCAAATCTTGCGAGTGATCGGCGGTGTGGCGAGTGCGACTGCTTCCTCGTTTACGGCATGGCCTCAAGAGGAGGTTGGCGTTATTGTCCGAGAAGGCACCGTTGAAGATGCTATGAACCAACTGGCCGCAGGCCTTGGTTCCGCATGGTGGGGCGCTAATACGCTTGGTCAGTTTGAAGGCAGCATAATCTACGCTCCTGTCGCCACCACTTCTACTATCGCTATCGAGCCGTATATGCAAATCAGCGCACCAGAAGAAACATCAGGTTCTATGCCCCCTTGGTGGCGGGTAAAGGTGTCGTATCAAGAAATTGAGACGACGCAGGAAGGCGGGGATATAGCCGCAGCAGCTTCTACCCACATACAAGAGTATTATGGGAAGAAACGCCGCTTCGCTGTTGCTTCTGATATTACGGTTAGAACCAGGTATCCCTTGGCGGTTGATGGTCCTGAATTACCAGGGGTTTTGGAATCCCAGACCGCCGCCTCTACTTTGGCGCAGTCTTTGCTAGCAATATACAAAGTGCCCCGCCGCACATGGTCCGCGCGTGTTGGCCCTAGGGCGGGGGGCCTTAATTGGTGGACTATTCCAATAGGCACGACAGTTACGCTAAGGTGGCCCGGCATCCCTACGTTGGCAAACGGAAAGGCTTTTATTGTGCGGGGTATCTCTGCTAGAGGCGACTACGCTGAGTTGGAGTTGTGGGGTTAATGGGCGCGGTTCTCTCATGGAAAAATTGGGCGGAGCAAAGTGGGGCTTCGCTGACTGTTTCCAGCGAAGCCGCAGGGCTTGGGCCGCGCGGTATGCTCACGCCACAGGTGCAGAACTATTGGCGTAGTGGCGATTGGAGGCAATTTACAGATGCCGTCATCGACCTTGATTTTGGCGTCAGTAGGGCGATCAAAGTCATCGCGTTTGCAGCGCCCCGTGACGGAGCTTTACCCCCGTCTGGCGCCACCGTTGCTATTAGAGCAAGCGTTTCAAGCCAAAGCGGCACAGACGCCCTTAATCTTGGTGCTGCTAGTTTTACGCTTAACCCTTGGGGTGTGTGGGGTTGGCGGTCTGCAACAGGCATCACAGCGCGCTATGTGCGTTTGACTTTTGAAAGCCCCGTGCCCCCTCTGTCCTCAGAAATTAGTTATTTGCAGCTTGGCAGACTGTGGGTTGGCGACGGCCTAGTAACTACTGACTCTTACGCCTACGGGCATGCCCGCTCTTTCCGTGATCCTGGCCTTTCAAGCAGGGCAGGGCTGACCGGCGTTCGTTATGCCACGCGAGGTTTGCCTTACCGCGTAGAGCGAATTGCTTTCCCCATTTTGACTGAGAGCGAAGCCTCAAGTATCATTGCAGCTTCAAGCGAAGTAGGAACAACCGGACAAGTCTTTTTTGCTCGTGAAGAAGACTATCTTGGTGAAGGGCTATTTGGTCAATTTTCGGACGTGCCTGTGGTAAATCGAGAATTGGAAGATTTGTGGACAACCGATTTTCAGATTGAGGAAGATAACTAATGGGCGTCCCTGTTAATGTTGGTGATCGAGTTCTTGTCGCAACGAACACTGCGGGCACAGGGACTTACGATTTAGGGGCAGCAGTCTCGGGGTATCTGACGCCCGCCTTAGCGGGTGTGGTTTCTGGCTCTCGCGTTTCTTACGTAGCAGTGGACAGTCTTACGAACCCTTCGCTTTTTGAAATTGGCGAAGGGACTTATACCTCTGCGGCCACGCCAACCGTAAGTCGAACGCTTATTGTCCGCAACAACACGGGGGGCACTTCGGCTGTCAGTTGGTCCTCTGGCACAAAGTATCTGTTCTTTGCCCCGTCAGCTTCTCGCTTTGTCATGTATGACAGCGATGGTGTGATGTATGTCTCCACCTATGTTGCTTTCGCAGGCGGTGGTTCTCAAAGCACAACGGTCGTGTCCCCGGTCACGGATCGGGATACCGGCCTATTCTTTCCAGGGGCGAACCGTGTGGCGCTTGCCACAAACGGCTCTAGCCGACTTGAATTTAACGAAACGGGTGCCGCCCTATTTAACAATAGCCACGGCACGAGCGGGCAAGTTCTTCGCACAAACGGGTCTACTTCCGCGCCTACTTGGGCCTCATTATCTGACATAGGTGCGGTTGATAAAGCGGGCGACACTATGACCGGCCCCCTGTACGTTTCAGGCACCGCTGGGGTTTATGGCGGCGCGGGCACAGACAGGGTCATCTCTTGGGCAACTGGTGCAACCACGCGGTTCCAAGCTGTAGTCACCAACGCGGCAGAGTCGGGATCAAACGCGGGTAGTAACTTTGCCTTGCGAGCATTCAGTGACGCGGGTGCATCCCTAGGCGATGTGTTCGAAGTCACACGTTCTACCCGCAAGGCAGATTTCAAAGTAAACCCGTCTATCAACGGTAGCGAAGTTATAAAGGCCTCTGACTTTGTGACCAACGCAAGCACCACAGGAAGTATGACGCTCCCGAGTGGTATTATTATGAAGTGGGGCTCAGGGGTAACGTCAAGCGGCGCGGTAACTATAACATTTGCGACCGCTTTTCCTACCGCCGCATATAATATTCAACTTACTATAACGGGGGGAGATTCCGCGCAGAGTTTAGACGCATTAAAAATCGGCTCTTTTAGCAGAACAAGTTTTAATGCCTATAGCCCCCCTACTTCGTCTTATTCTTTTCTATGGTCGGCAATAGGCATCTGATGCTCAGTCTCGTATCTTCTTTTTTAACTCTGCCTGTAGCGTTGGTCAGTCTTGTGTCCGGTGGGTATCTTTGGCTCAAGTTTCTCCATGAGCCCGCGATCCGACGCGAGTATGCCGCAGAACTTTCTGTCCAAGTCGCTCAAGAAAGAGCGCGATTGCAGGAAGAATCTCAAATCACTTTGGAAGCATATCATAAGACCCAGCAAGAGCGTCAACAGGCTGTGACCGTTATTCGAGAAGGGGTTGCCCGTGCGCCACAATCCGTCTCCTGTGTTTCTTCTCCTGCTATGCGGGCTGCTCTTGACGGCTTGCGCGGGGCCTCCACAGGCTCTCCTACGCCAGCCAATCCCCCAAAGCCTACTCACATGCCCTGATATCCCTAAACCCGCTGAGCGCATGTCTGACACCGAACTCGCATACTGGATTTTGGAACTAAACTCTGTTGCTGCCGAATGCCGTGATAAACTCACCAGTGTGAAGGAGCTTCTTGCTCATGAGTAATGAGATTGCCAAGCCGGGGGAATGGAAGCGTAGGCGCCGGATTATCCACGCCACTCTTTCGTATTGCGCCCTTGCCGTCCCGGCGTTGACCGTGTGGAGCCCGGATAGTAATTTGACGCACCAGACAGTCCTTGCCTTGATCGGATTGTCAGGCGCGGTCATAGGTAGTTACGTGTTTGGAGCCGTGTTCGATGACGCCAACGCCCGAAAAAACCAATAAGCCTCGCGTGTATTGATCGGCCTTGCGCTTTTAGGTTATACCTGCATCCCTTGCTTGTCGCCAAACAAGGAGCGCAGCGTCATGCCTATTGATGATCTAGGAGTGAGGGATTTGGCGACTCATGGCGCAATTGCGGGGGCCATGGGTATCCTGGGCCGCCTTTTAGCCCTTGCTACCTCGGCCCGTAGGCCGAGCGGCTGGAACCTACTTTGGGAAGTCCCCCTCGCTATTGCCATGGGCGTTATTGGTAAAGGCATCGCTGACTATTTTGCTTTGACCGGATTTCCAAATTTCGCAGTCATCATCGCCGTATCCTACTCCGGTCCTCGGATTATTGATATCATGCTATCGCGCTACAACGAGGGTAAGTCTCTTAAAATCACATGACAGCATTTGATAAGGCTTTTGAGATTCTGATCGGCCACGAAGGTGGATATGTAAATGATTTGGCCGACAGAGGTGGTGAAACCAAGTACGGCATTAGCAAACGGGCATACCCGCATATCGACATTGCTAATCTGACGCTTGCTCAGGCTAAAGATATTTACCAAACTGATTATTGGGACAAGGTAAAATGTTCTTCACTGCCGCCAGATTTAGCCCTTCTTGTCTTTGATGCAGCAGTAAACAACGGGGTTGGTGCTGCTTCTCGGTGGCTTCAAGGGGCCGCGAATGTAGCAGTTGATGGGGTTATCGGGCCTAAAACCATCGCCGCGTCGTTTTCTAGTGGCGTGGCAGAACGCTTCCATGCTATGCGCGTTGACGCAATGACCAAAATGCCTACGTGGCCTAATCACGGTCGCGGATGGGCGAAGCGATTAGCATCGTTGCCTTTTGATGCGGCAGAGATGTTGAAGTAAAACAGGGGTTTTTGAGTGCAAGTCACGTCAGCCGAAGACTTCGCCCGCATTTGGGTTGAAAATGGTTTTTCTCCTACCCAAACGGCTAAAGCTCTTGGCATCCATATCCGCAACGTCCACGCAAGGCGCAGCCGACTTGAGTCTTTAGGCTACGTGCTGCCCACTATCACGGATGACTTGACTGAACGAGATACCGCATACCCTTTGCGGGAAAACCACTTTATCGAAGACGGCACCGCAGTCATTGTGAGCGACCGCCACAAGTGGCCTGGGGATGGGGTGACAGCCGCAGAAGCAGCCCTCTATGCCCTCTTGCCCACCTTGCGGCCTGACTTCTTTGTGATGAACGGCGACCTCTTTGACGGCGCCGGGCTTTCTCGCCATCCCCCTTTGGGTTGGGAGCGCAAGCCTGATGTGAAATCAGAACTCGAAGCCTGTCAAGAAGTCCTAGCTACTATCGAAGGGCTTTTGCTGCCAGGGACGCCTAAGTTCTATACGGTCGGGAACCACTGCCGACGATTTGATTATAAGTTGGCTCTGACGGCTTCAGACTATAAGGGTATCAGCGGCTTTCGCCTCCACGATCATTTCCCGAATTGGAAAATGTCGTGGTCCCTACACGTCAACGCAAACATCCTTGGCGGGCACACGGTTATCAAGCACAAGCATCGCCAAGGCGTAGGCGCTGCCCGCAACAACGCCGTAGTAGCAGGCGTGACCATGGTGACAGGGCATACCCATGCCCTGACAGTGACACCCATTGAGGATTACAGGGGGCGTCGGTGGGGCGTAGAATGCGGCTTCCTGAGCCACAAGCGCCATGCTGCCTTTGAATATGCTGAAGATGCGCCTTCCTATTCGCGGCCAGGGTTTGCAGTGTTGACATGGCGTGGGGGTGTGCTATTACCTCCCGAGTTGGTCGAAGTAGACGACGCAGGCGTTGCTTGGTTTAGGGGTGACGCTGTGGCCATAAATAAACCACGAGTGGGGGTGAAGGCAAACTATGGAAAAGTTTAAGCCAGTTCCGGTTATCGGTCTTTATAGCCCCTATGTGCAAGCAGGCAAAAGCACGCTTGCAGAGGCGCTGATCTACGAGCGGGGCTTCACACGGATCAAGATGGCTGATGGCCTAAAGGCCATGTTGAGGGCTCTTTTGGCTTATCAGGGCCTTGACGACGAAGGGATTACCCGACGCATCGAGGGTTCTTCCAAGGGGGAAGCCTCGCCTTGGCTCTCAGGACACACGCCGCGCTACGCTATGCAGACGCTAGGAACGCAGTGGGCGCGCGATTGCATGGGTGAAGATTTTTGGGTTGAAGTGGCTTCTTCCAAAATCCACACGTCTATTGCCGCAGGCGTTCCAGTCGTCATTGATGATATTCGGTTTGAGAACGAATATTATATGGTGCAAATGTTCTCGGCGGGCCTTATGGTTAAGGTCACTCGGCCAGATGTAGACCCACAGGCCAATATGCCTTGGTGGAGGAAAGTCTTTGCCAAGAAGCCGCGAAGCGAAGGCAACCTGAATAAAATGGGATTTGATTTGACGTTCGTAAATGAGTTTTCTGACGCCAAGGCATTCACCAAGAATGCGCTGGATAAGATTGACTCTTATCTTTGGGACTGCGGCTACAAGCCGCGCTGAGAGGATAACATATGCCCCGCAAGAAGCAGGAAGTCGCTAGGTCGCAGTTGATGGCGCAGGCAGAGCGCCTTGCTGAGATTGGCGTTGCCAAGGCCGCCATTGTCTTTTTCGACAATGACGGCGACATGGGTATGTGCTTTGCGGGGGGTATCAGCAACATGGAGCTTGTGTTTGCTTTTGAACAAGCCAAGATGGCCGTGTTAAACGGCGAGCATGAAGACGACGACGAAGACGATGAAGAGTAAGCGTAGCTTAATTAGGTAGAGCGGCCTGCTCATAACAGGCTGGGTGCAGGTTCGAGTCCTGCCGCTTATACCAAACTTAAAGGCACACAAATGCACAAGAATATTTTTTATACGCTGGGTGCGCTTGCGGAAGACGTAGCTCCGATTAAAAGTTCACGCATGACGGCTGCCATCGTGCGTGGCAAAGAGATTATATCGTTTGGTGCTAACCAGATGCGGACGCATCCGTTCCAAGCCAAATTTGGGAAAAATCCTGAATCTCTTTTTTGGCACGCAGAGACAAACGCCATTTTCAATGCTTTGCGTGTTGTGGACGTAGACAGCTTGAAAAAAGCGGACCTATATGTGTGCCGGGTCAAATATTCTAGCACGAAACGAGAGCAATTTATTTTGGGCAATGCTAAACCCTGTCTAGGTTGCGCTAAGTGCATTGCTGACTTCGGGATAAAGCGGGTGTTCTATACCACCGAAACGGGATATGAATGCTTTTAACTTAAAAGGAAAGAAAGCGATGCGAGTTTTGGTAGCATGTGAGTTTAGTGGCGTTGTAAGGGACGCGTTCAAAGAGCGTGGGCATGACGCGTGGTCTTGTGATTTGCTCCCTACTGAAACCCCTGGAAAACATTTTCAGCAAGACGTTCTCTCTATCCTAGAGGATGGGTGGGATTTGCTGATCGCCCATCCCCCTTGCACACATCTAGCTGTATCAGGCGCAAGATGGTTCAAAGAGAAGCAAGAAGAACAGAAAGAAGCCCTTCTCTTTGTGCGTGCTTTATTAGATGCTCCAATCGCTAGAATCGCTCTGGAGAACCCGGTTAGCATTATTTCTTCTAGGGTTCGTAAGCCAAATCAGATTATCCAACCATGGCAATTCGGGCACGGAGAAACAAAAGCAACTTGCTTGTGGTTGAAGGGGTTGCCTAACCTAGTTCCGACTAATATCGTATCTGGGCGCGAAGCTCGCGTCCATCGGATGCCCCCGAGTCCTGATCGGTGGAAAGAACGATCCAAGACTTTCACGGGTATTGCAACGGCGATGGCAGCGCAGTGGGGTTAGTTTTAAGGAGGCGTGGCGGAACTGGCATACGCGTCAGACTCAAAATCTGATGGCCTCACGGCATTGTGGGTTCAAATCCCACCGCCTCTACCAACAAAAAAGGGAATAGATCAGTGACAGATACACCCCAACACACCTCGCCTCAACTAACCCTGAACGGGCCACAAATGCTGCCGTGGCAAAAACATGTGTTCTCGAACCAGAGTCGCTTTCGAGTAGTCGCAGCGGGTATTGTTACCGGCAAGTCATTTCTTGCCATGCACGAACTTTTTCGCGCCGCTATGTCTATCAAGAACGGGATGGTAATTTACGTGGTGCGGTCTCGAAAACTGGCGCGCTCAAAAATGTGGAACCCGTTGCTAGACACTATTCCAAAAGAGATAATTGAAAATGTAAACGACCACGATATGTCTTTAGTGCTGAAACCTACCGGGAGTACGATCCGGGTGTTCGGTGACGAATCAACTTCTTATTTTTGTGGGTTAAATATTGATTTTGCCGTGCTCGAACACGCGGCGCACATGCCAGAAGAAATTTGGCGCGACCACATTCGCCCGTCACTAGCAAACCGACAAGGACGAGTTTTGTTTTTGAGTGCTCCGAAGGGCACAGAAGGCCCAGGGCGTTGGTTTTACGACGCATATTGCGCGGGAATTGATCCGTATAGACGCGACTGGTTCAGTTACCGGATTAAAACTCTTGATGCCGGACTGATTACTATGGTGCAAATTCTAGAAGATTTTCGTGCAAAATATCCCGCTCAAACGGCGCATTGGCCTGAAAAACTAGACCCAACACCCTCTACCTGACAGCGCCAGCCAACAAAAAAAGCCGGGCATTTCTGCCCGGCTTTCTTGTATTAGGCCGCTTGGCTTTAGCCAGCGACGCGGACGGCGAGGGCAGGACGGACTGCCTTGGCGCCGTATAGCACGTCCACAGCAAAGCGCTCTTGCTTGTTGTGGCGGGTCACTTCCATACGCATGGTCAGGCCAGACACCGGGTCGGTCATCTGCGAGATGATGGAGCCGAGTTCCGGGCCAGAACCGACACCAGCCAGCGGACGGTTCACGAAGGCGAATGCCTCGCGCTGGAAGGCTAGGTTGACCACATGCGAAGCGCGCTTGGCCACGTCAGAACCGCTAGATGCAATCGCCACCAGCGGAGGGCTGATAGAGATAGCAGTCTTGGTGCTGGTGTAGGTAGCGTTGGCCGAAGTCACCACGTAGGTCTGGGTGTTGCCAGCGATGCTGAACACGTCGCCACGGCGCAGGGTGCCTGCCACGGAGGCGATGATATCCAGCGAGGTAGCGCCAAGGGCCGTGGTGGAAGCCACGGTGATGCTTGCGGCGGTGCCAGCGACGTGGGTCACGACGTTGGTGGACTGGAAGAAGTCGAAGCCGAACTTGCGGCCAAGCATACCCTCGATCTTCACTTCCTGATCGCCGGTCTTTTCCAGATCGGACATAGCAGGAATCTGAAGTAGCTGAGCCTCGGCATCCGGGTTCAGGACCATGCGGCGGTTGCCCATGGGGGAAAGCTGGCGGTTTAGAGCCGCACGAGCATTCACCACGTCAGCAATGGTGCTGAACGGGGTCTGACCAGCAACGCCCACGTAGCCATACACGTCCACATACTGGCTGTGGATATAGCCGTCCATGGAGTTGGCTAGGGCACGAACAGTCTCGGAGACGTTCATGGGGAGGAAGGATTCGCTCTCCATGATTTCCATACGCTGCTTGTCAGTGATGAAGAAGGGAACTTCCTTCCACTGGTCAAGGGCGATCTGCACGAGGCCGGGGGTGCTGTCCTGAGCCGAAGCGGGGGTCATGGACGGGGCAACGTCGGTGGCGGTAAAGGTGTTGCTGATCGGAATGTCGATGGTGGAACCACGCATCGCACCTTCAGACGAATAATCAAGGTTGACTAGGCGCGGCATGATCGCCTGCTCGCGTAGAGCAAGAAGACCACGAGCGAGAAGCCGGGGAATGAGGTTTGACAAACTATTGGGCATAGTAATCTCCTGTGCTTATAGGGTTTACCGGCACTCCCGCCGTTGAAACCCGAAGGATTCCGCGAACCGCGCACAACCCACAAGGGAGGCGGGAATTAATTTCGACCCCACAAGGGCAAGAAATGTAAACGCTCTTTTCTTATGGTAAAGTAAACTACAAAGTCAATACCTACGGGGTTTTAGGCCCCGTAGGCATCTGTTTTTGCTTACGCGACCACTGCCTTGCCAGACGCAATCGCTTCAAGATTGCCGCTGATTGCCTTGGCGTCAGTGGCGTTGATCCTAACCGGAGCGCGGTCGCCGCCTCGGCCATTGCCCCCGCCAGCGCCACCGCCAGAAGGGATGCCGAAGAAGAACGGGTTGGTATCGCGTAGCGACTCCACCCACGTATCAAGCGTATGAGGATTACCACTGCGGTCGATCACGTCAACGCCTTCTCGCAAAGCAGGCTTGCCCGTTTCATCGTCAAGGTGGAACATCTGCTCGGCCTTGATACGGATATATTCGGCGGCCTCCGGTAGTGCCTTGGCCTTGCTGACGGCGGAAGTCACTTCAAAGTTCAGCCGCTCAGAGCGCCAACGGTTTTGCGCGGCGTCTGCCCGTGCGGCGGCTTCCTGCGCTGCCCGCTCTGCGGCTTCCTTGGCGGCGCGTTCAGCCCCGACCACGGATTTAGTGCGGCGAGTAAGCACGTCCTCAAACGCTGCCTTGCCGCCCTCCACAATCATGCGAAGGTCCGCATCGGCCTGCATACGCTCCATAAGTTCGCGGGCCTTGTTGTTGTCTTCTTGATTGCCCATGCTCTGAATCTGAACTTCATAAGCCTTGCGCTTTTCGCGCTCGGCCTTGACCTCGTTCAGAAGTTCGTCGTTCTTTGACTTAAGACCTTGGGTGGCCTTTACCACTTCAGCGGCAATCAGAGCCGCAATATCGGGGGCACCGCCACCGCCTTCTGCATTATAATTCATTTGGTTCTGAAGGGACCGGATAAACATATTGAAAATTCTCCACAGGAGATCGCAGTTAACCGATGCGATATACGGGCGCGGCTCAGCCGCACGGTTGACTATTAGTGCCTAGATCATTGTATATGGTAAATGCAACACCCTTATGAGGGAAAAGCCATGGCTCCGCCGAAGAAGTATGAGAAAATTGATTTTACGCCGCCGCAAGGCGTGCAGAGCGCTGCTGAGCGTGGGCTCGAACAGCGCCGTAAGTATGGGCGTGGTGGCCTGACTACCGCAGAAGCAGGCAAGCAGGGCATTGGCTCTGGCGTGGCCCGCGCTGCCACATTGGCCGCAGGCAAGGATATTTCGCCCGAAACGGCTAAACGTATGAAAGCCTTTTTTGACCGGCACGGCAATGCGCCGCAAGCTAAACCAGCCGATGGTGGCCCTAGTGCGCGAGCAATCGCTATCAATCTTTGGGGCGGGCGTGCTGGCGAAGCATGGTCTGGTAAGTTGGTGCGGCAAATGGAAGCCGCTGATAAAAAGGGGAAGAAGTGATGGACAAGCCACTTTGGGAAAAGAAGAACCCCCGCAAGCGATCCACGGCGCTTAGCCCGCAAGACAAAGCGGCAGCCAAGCGCCGTGCTGAAAAGGCAGGCCGACCCTATCCGAACGCGGTGGATAACATCGCGCAGGCTCAGCGGGCCAAAAAGCGGGGTTAACTCCCGCTTGGAATAACACGTTCTAGGAAAGCATCTGACTTTGCGGCCAGAGAGGCCGCGAGGCTGTCACCGATAAAATCGAACTTGCCTGGACTGGCCTTAGCCTTACGAGCAAGGGACATGGCGCTGGGTAGCAAGTCTGCCTTGGAATACCACCGCTTGCCGTCTACTCGGGCTTGGTCATCGAGCGTAGGGCCTGAGGCGTTGCCCGCAGGCTCAGTAACCGTAGGCGCGTAGTAGTCCTCATCCTCACGCCAGCCAAAAGGCGCCCCTGCAATGCAAATGCGCTTGGCACCCATCCAACTAGCAACAGCAACAGCGCGGTTTACAACGGTAAACCCGCCACTAGCCACACTCTCATAGCTACAATTTTCTGGAAAGTATTTTTCATAGATTTCCATTTCGCATAGATTTTCAGATGCAGCACCGCAAGCAGAATGGAAAAGCACCACATTTGCGCCGCCCTTTAAAAGATAATCGAACATTCTTGGATGACATGAACTTGCCACAAAATATGTGACGCGTGGATCAAGGGGCGTCTTCTTAATTTGCTTTTCTCCGGGGTCCATCGCCACAGAGAAATCAGGGATGATACCATATTCCGGCAGGATACGGATCGCCTGCTTAACCGCAAAAATCTTATAGCCTAGACCTTGTAGCCGCTTAATCTCACGCAGGGAAGACGCCTTGACCAAAGACGGCGCTGTGCCACAGACAACAACGCCTTTCAGATCGGCCAGCGCATCCTTTTGCACAAAAGGCAGATTAAGACTCGCCGCATATTCGATGTTCATAGGAAGAAAGCCAACTTCAGGGTTGACCAGTTTCATGAAGTTGGGCTGTGTCATGATTACCTAAAATTAAAAGCGAACGGCACCGCCCTATGCGGGTGCTTCTTGCGCCATATCTGCCCGCAACTGCGGCGCCATGTCAATCATCTTCTTGACCTGGGCCGGGCCATATGTGGACGGAAGCATCTCGCCTTCAAATAGCACGCGATAATACGTCTCATCATCAATATTACCCGCTGCATGTGCCCTGTCCAACTGCAACCAAGTGCGGTATTCCAGCGCCGCATCAACGAAATCACGGTTCAACTTGACTTCAACGCCTTGAGGATTACGCCCGTTCCACCGGACCCAGATTTTCAAAAGTTCTGTCAGGCCTTTCTCTGCACTGTCTACAATCTCATAAAGCAAGGAAGTCTCCCCCTTGCCCCGCATCTCTGCAACCTGATTGGATTCTCCCGCCGTGTTCTTGCGGTCAACCACGAGGCGAGCGCCTAGGCTTGCCATTTGCGATTCAAGTTGCGTGCAAGCAGATTCAAGATATTTAAGCCCTTCGCCACGGTATTCCAAAATACCGCAAGAGTTAGGCTGATCTACGAGCCAAACGGTATTAGGACCAACCCGGTATTCAGGCAATTCATCGCCAAGGTTAGGCGCAATCGCCCAATAGGTTGGCGTTGCAGTGTAGAACTGACCATGGGCCAACTGCGCGCTACGCTGGAAGTGCAGGACGTTCAACTCAGCGATATCCAAGATAGGCGGGCGCTGCACCTTCATGCCTGTCTTCATAGGTCCGAAGCAGATGAAGGGCATCTCGCCTCGGAAGAAGCCACTGTCAGCCAGCATAGGAGACACTTCGCTTCCAGGCTGATAGGAAGTGCTGTTGTCCTTGCTCTTGACCGGGAGCCAAAGACGCTGGCGGTAGATGCCCGTCTCGTCAAGATAGAGTTCTCGGTAGACGGTCACTTCCTCAGAGCCAAAACCAGTTTGGCTATCTACAAGGAAATCTTCTTTCAGCACGATTTGGTTAGCAACAAGGCGCCCGTTATCGTCGCGCATGTTGCGCCAATTGGTAATATTCTCCGCCATGTAAGTGGTGAAGTAGGGCGTGCCCCCGTTGGTAGGCGCGTCTACCAATGCGCCTACGCGACCCATGCTTAGAATTTCACGGACAATGGCGCGAGCAAAAACAGTAAATGGTTGGTTATCAACGGTGCAGGTTTCAAGCTGAGGGCGCAACACTTCAGCCCCGTTCAAGATAATCTCCGGTTCCTTGCGGAAGATCATACCGACAAGGCCGTTTAACGTGCGGGCAGAAGCGTTGAAGAACTGCGCCCGCTTCTTATACGCTTCATACTCCCCATAACTCATGCCTGAAAGCTGAGGTAGATACTTCTGGCCGCCTTCTCGGATAGCCTTGGCTCCCTTCAGCACATCCCGGATCATCTGCCAGTCATCTTGGTTGGCGCTGTATTCCGGTGCAAGGTCAGTGACGGCCATGATGCAAATCCTGAAAAGCAATATAAGGTTGCAGGGGTAACGCTTTGGCGGGCAAGAAGTCAATGCAGCCTTGACTTTAACATGGGAGCGAGTGGATAAACAACGTTAGTAACGTTTTTTAGGAAGAATCTAATCATGTCAAGCGACAAGGCCGAGAAAGTGACGCCTATTCGCCCCGATATGAAGGCGCCGCGCAAGCAAAAGGCGCGCAAGTGGAAGTCTGGTGCAAATTGGGATGTTATTGAGCATTATTATAGGATTGGCTGGGCTTTAAGCGATTTGGCCCGCCTGCCTGAAGCCAAAGGCGTCACGTCACAAGCCATCTCTAATCGTATTCGGCGTTACAATTGGACGCGAAATTTAGAGCCTCGCGTAGCCGACGCTGCCCGCGCCATGATGGTCATGGGGATGGATGAAACCGGAAGGCCCTCACCAGAGGCGCTATCCCTTCTGCGAGGCAACAAAGCCCGTGAAGATGAAGTGATTTTGTCCTCAGCCGCACAGATTGCGGAGCGTTTGACCACGACGCGCAAGCGGTCAAAGCGCCTTGATAGCATTATCGACCGCATTTCCAATCTGCTTGAGACTGAAATTGAGCATTTGGAGGGGGAAGCACAGACTCGCGAAAACCCTGCTAGTGTCCGTGTGGAACTCAACCGCCTTACCAAGTCGATTGGCCAGCTTGTCACCGCCGTCTCCAAGGCCAACGAGGAAGAACGCAACGTCCATGACTTGCGCCGTCTCATGAAGCCCAAGGAAGAAATCATGCCGATGATCGTGAAGAAGCGTGCCGTGCTTGATTCCGAGGATGTATCTGAAGGCGACGAATGAACGCGATTAACAAACTGACGTGGGAGCCCAATCCTGTTTTAGCGGATCGGGCGACTAGCAACCTCGGCCTTATGCCCTGGCAGGCGCATGTCTATCTCCACCCATGTCGCTACCGCGTGGTAGTGGCAGGGCGGCGAAGTGGCAAGTCATTCCTTAGCAAGCACGAGCTATACCGTGCCGCCAATGCGGTTTCAAAAGGGCTTGTGGTTTATATCGCGCCTACTTTGAAGATGGCCAAGCAGATCATGTGGCGCGAGTTGATGGACAGCATTCCGCCTGAGATGATCTCTGAAATCAATCGTAGCGATATGTCGATTGTCTTGAAGAATACAGGCACCATGATCCGCCTCTTTGGTGCCGAAGTGCCAGACCGCCTGCGAGGTCTTTCGATTTCTTTTGCTATTTTTGACGAAGCTGCCGACATTACTGAAGTGATGTGGACTAAAATTGTTCGCCCTGCCTTGGCTGACCAGCAGGGGGATGCTTTGTTCCTTGGCACCCCTAAAGTCAGCGCCGGTAGTAAGTGGTTCTACGAAGCCTACTGCGATGGATTAGACCCCGGCAAGAAAAACTGGTTTAGTTATACCATTAAGACCGTGGATGCTGGGATTGTGCCTGCTTCAGAAATTGAAGAAGCCCGGCAAAGC